TCAAGATATACCAATTGGAACTGTTATTAGTGGAACAGAAGCCGGTAATGGTTTTTATGCTGAACATGTTCCAAAACTTTTTATTCACGATGAATATAATACTGCTATTATAGAAAATATTTTGAAAAGGCAAAAAACAGTATTGAAGCAAGTAAAAAAAGAAATAGAGGTTTATAAAAAATCAAATATAGACCCTCGTGCGTTTGTTATATTAGATGATTGTTTATATGATGGTAGTTGGACTAAAGATAAAATGATGCGTCTACTTTTTATGAATGGGCGTCATTGGAAAATAATGTTGGTAATCACTATGCAATATCCTTTAGGTATTCCTCCAAATTTACGCACAAATATTGATTATGTTTTCATTTTACGCGAACCATATATAGCAAATAGACGGCGTATTTATGAAAATTACGCTGGTATGTTTCCAACTTTTGAAAGTTTTTGTCAAGTTATGGATCAGTGTACAGAAAATTTTGAATGTTTAGTAATAAACAATAATGCCAAATCAAATAAATTACAAGACCAAATTTTTTGGTATAAAGCAGACCATCATAAAGCATTCAAATTAGGTTCAAAAGAATTTTGGGAAATTAGTAAAAATTTAGATTCTGATAATGAAGAAGAAATGTATGACCCAAATATAAGAGATAAGAAAAAAGGACCAAAAATTAATGTTCGCAAAACAAAATGGTAATAATTTTATAATATTTATAATATTATAATGTTTATTTTATTTATAATATTTATTATATTTATTATATTTATTATATTTATTATATTTATTATATTTATTATATTTATTAAAAAATATAATAAATATATGCGGTAATTATTAATATTATTATGAAGTATTTTTAGTAGAATCAGATACAGACTCTTTTCCATTTTCAATATTATCTGATTCTTCTTGTGTCGTTGCTTTTTTGGCACGTTCTTTTTGTCTTTCTAATAGCTCCCCTAAACCATGGTCATTATCTTTCTTTCTTCCTACAATAACATCTTCAGCCTCAAATAATTCTTTGCGTAAATCAGCAGTAGATACATCATCGTCTTCTTTGTCACCAAAAAGCAAATTTTTACCAGGAACATCCATTTTATCTGCATTTATTAAATTACCTTCTTCGTCTATTGTTTGCATTAATTTATTGCCTTCTTTGCGAGCTTTAGCAATATTTTCTTCAATTGCTTTCTTTTTACTTTCTTTTACACGTTCTTTAAATTGCTCCTTGGATATTTCATCATTTTTCTTCTTATGACTCATAAGTTCATTTAAATCTTTTTCTAAATATTCAACACGTCCTGTTTTATATGCTTCTGGGTGAAAAGGCATCCACATACCAACCGCACCAACATAAACATCATGATTTGGGTCTATTTCTCTTAACATCTTACATCTCATTTCTGCTTCTTCTTGTGAACCGAACACTCCACGTACTTTAATGCCTCTTGTATTTGTTTGAAATTCATGTAATTCATTATATTCTTTTTGTAATGCTTCTTCTTTAGCATCAATAAATGTTTTATATTCATCATCTAAAGTAGTTAAAAATAAATTTTCTTTTTCCTCTTCTACAAACTCTTCCATATCTTTTGTTAATTTATTAAAATCTAAATTATATTTATATGCTAAAAAACTCAAAAATTGTGTATATTTTTCAAAAGTTTTTTTAAACTCAAAATTCTTTAAGAATTTTTCAAAATAAAATAATTCTTTATTTTTAATATGGTCTTCAGGAGAAATAAAACTTAAACATACATATTTTTGACCGCTAATAGGTTTATCTTCATCTAATAAATCCACATATTTTGCTTTTTCTAAATTATTTTCTGCTTTGTCTTTATCCTTAGATTTAGAAGATTTAGAAGATTTTTTATTAAACATTTTATAGAATAGTATTTTAATATAATTTTAAGTATTTTATTTAAACATTATATTAAACTTTATATTAAATATTATATTAAATATTATATTAAATATTATATTAAATATAATATTAAATATTATATTAAATATTATATTAAACATAATAATTAAAATAAATTTTAAATACACAAATTATTTACTTTAACTAATTATTTAGGTAAATTTAATTTAATTTGATTTAATTTAATTAAATTTAATTAAATTTAATTAAATTAAATTAAATTAAATTAATATAATTTGTGTATAAATATAAATTTTTTCTTTAGTATTATTATAAAACAAAATGAATTTCAGTATGGGTGAATTAGTAAAAAGAGCTGTGAAATATTTGATTGAAGGTATAATGGTTGCAATAGTTGCTTTTGTCATTCCACAAAAACCATTAAAAATGGAAGAAATTGCTATTATTGCTTTAATGGCGGCTGCCACATTCTCTATATTAGATACTTTCATTCCTACCATGGGTGTAAGTGCTAGATCTGGTGCTGGTTTTGGTATTGGTGCTAATTTGGTTGGTTTCCCAAGATTATAAACATACTTTATTAGTTATTAGTTAATTAAAAAAATATATAAATTTTATACATTTTATATATTTTTATACATTTTATAATATGTAAGCATTATTGGTTATGGTTTTTAATAATTTTTTAAAAAATCATTGTAAAGTAACTAGTACTACTATTAATAAATAAATTTTTCATTAACTAATGTAAATATATTTGCTAATAGTAGTAATACTATTAGCATGATTAAAACTAAACCATTAATAGGTATTTTAGCAACACCTTATATAAAAAATAATAATTCAAATGAAATATTTTTAAAAGAAAATTTGATAAATTTTTTAAAACAAAATTTTATTGATTATATTATAATTCCATATACTATTAAAAAATTAGAATTAAATAAAATAGTATCTAACTTAGATGGTATATTATTTCCAGGTAGTCAAATAGGTAATTATTATAATAATAAATCTATAAAGCAACATTTTTTAACACAAAAATATATAGTAAAAAAAGTCAAATTTCTTGCTAATAATAATAGACCAATACCAATATTAGCAATATGTCATGGTTATGAAAATATGATTTTAATTGAAAAAAATTATAATTTAACAAAAAAAAATATTAGCAATACTTTTATTAATGTAAACTCGTATATAAATTATAAAACAATACCAAAATTTAGTAATAATAAAATGGGAAAATTATATAAAAAGAATTTTAACAAAACTAAAAAATTAGTTCATAATAATTCATTAGCATTAGGATTAGGAGTATATAGAAAACAAAAAAATAAAAATTATGAAGTTATTGCTACTAGTTTAGATAAAAACAATAAGGAGTTTATAGATATAGTAAAACACAAAAAATATCCATTTTATGGATTTCAAGGACATCCAGAAATAAACAATACAAAATTATTTTCTCCTTTTATTGATTATATAAATAAAAATTTTACTAAAAAAAATTTAAATCAAACACTAAAACGTTTTAATAGTTCAGATTTTATAAAATTAAAATCTAGAAAGGTTTTGTGTAAAAAATATAAGTTAGCAAAAACAATAAAAGAGGGTAAATGTATATTTTATAAAATATAAAATATAAAATATAAAATATAAAATATAAAATATAAAATATAAAATATAAAATATTTAATAATTTTTATATTTCTTTGTATGCTTAATACTATGTTTGCTATTTTTCTTTGATTTATTTAATGTGCTATAATGTTCTTTGGGTATATATCTAAAAAAATTCAAATTATATAATTTTGAGTTACGTGATATTTCGTTTGTTTTAATTTTGGCATATAATTTAGCTTTTTCTTCTCTCATATCTTCTAATGTTTTTTGCTTACCATAACATAATACACTAAATCTTCGTAATAACCCTTTTTGTTGAAGACGATTTTTTAATTGAACTTTAAATAAATACTCAGCAATACATAATAATCTGTTTTCATCATAATAAGGTCTATTTGCGTATATAAATATTAAATAAAAACTTAATATGGTATCTATTGATGCTACTTTTATTTTTTGTCCATTAATATTTATTAAATTATAACTATGACAAGCAGTAGGTTTATAAATAAATGCTATTACATCATTATTTACAATAATTTCATAATGAACATCAATATATTCACCAATTGGTTGTTTTTTAAAAATTTTAACATTGTTATAACCTTCATAGATTAATTGTTCTTTTAAAATAGTAGCACTTTCTTGAGGGTTTTCGCTTAATACATCAAAATCTGGAATATTGGAAACTTGTCTTCTTTCTTTATATGGCATATATTTACTATATAAAGTTGATGCATAACCTCCAAAAAAAACTAAACCTTGATTAATAAATGAGGTTCTAGTTATTTCATATATTGCTGCTTGGTCTTCTTGTTTTCCTTCATATTTTCTTTGAAAATCTTGTTTATCGCATAACAACCCTTTTAATGGATAATTTTTATTTAATAAACTAATACGTTTTAAGACTTTTTCCCATCTAGATACATCTCCCATTGGACGAGATAATTCAAGATACATTGCCATACGTAGAAAGTTTGGTGGGCAATAATTAATTCCGTTAATTTTTATTGCTTTTTTAGAAACATTTTGAAACAATTTATTTTCTAACAAAGTAATATCGGCAATTGGTACAAAATTCACAAATACTTTGTATGTTCCACTATGAACTCCTGATTTTGCTTCTACCTCTTCATAACCTGCTTTATAATATATATTTGCTAAATCTCTCGCATATTCCATAGCATAAGGTGAAAAAAAATCATAATCTGGTATTTCAATATTTTTATTATAAAATCTATATTGTTCTGGTAGTATATTATTTACAGCAGTTCCACCATAACATAATATTTTATGTGTTCGTAAAAAGGTTTCCAATATTTCTATAATATTTTTAATAGTATCTGATTGGACTAATTTTTTTCCAATAATATATGTAGCATTATCTATGGCATTTCTTAATATTTTCAATTCTTTTTCTTCATATGATTCTTTCATATAATTGTATATTATATATATAATTATATATTATTATAATTTTTAATAAATCATTAAAAATTTATTTAATATTCATGTCCTTCTGGAACGCCAGTACCGCCACTACCCATAGTAGGGAATGGACCAGCACCACTGCTTATGCCTCCAGTTTGGTTACTGCCTCCAGTTTGGCTAACGCCTCCAGTTTGGCTAACGCCTCCAGTTTGGTTAGCACCTCCACCTCCTCCTGTAATTCGACCAATTAAACTAGTAGCAATACTTGAGCTTGAATAAGTATTTAATCCAACTCCTGGTGGAGTAGCAAGAGGTGCGGCTGCTATATTTAATAATATTGGTTCTTTCATTTTCCAAGAAAATATTCCAACAAGTTCAAATTGTTTATTATAACCAATTAAATTACTATCTAAATTTTGATGCTTCATACAAATTGCCTGACATCCATTTACAAAAGAACTAATGCTATCAAAATTTTTTATGGAATTATCTAAATTTGGTAAAACAATTGTAAATTTTCTTTTTGTATCTTCAATAAATTGTGGTGTGCCGTCTTTAGCAACTATATCATTATATCTATAAGTATTACAATACAAGCTTTTACCTTTTAAATTAATATACTTTTGTAATTTTACTAATTTAGGATTTATAATAATATTAGGTTCGGGATTAAAATCACAAATAATTATGATTTTTCTGTATAAATCTGTCATTTTCACACTTAATACAGAAGCATCTTTATAATTTGCTAATAATGAAAAATTTGAATTAATACTTCTATCTAAATATTCTTCAAATAAATCACCCATTTTTTCTAACATACTTAAATTTGTGCTCATTACTCTAAAATTTAATATTAATGGGTCATTAGCACATATAGTTTTAACTCCATCAAAAGCACTTTCCGTTATAACATTTAATACTTCACTTAATAATAAAGCATTGTATGTTTCTTTAATATAATTACTATTTGCGGTAGATGACGCAACAATAGGATCATTATTATATGAATAAATTTCAAAATCTAAAAATCTACAACCATTAGCAATACATTTTTCTAAAGCACATAAAGCAACAAAATTATTTTTATATCCATCTCCACAACAAGAATTATATGAACTTTTAACATGATAATTAATTAATGTATTATTTGAATTATCAAAATATGGTTTAGCAGTTGATTTAATATAAGTATTATTATTAAAATAAGACTCATTTGTTAAATTTGGATAATATGTATCTAATTTGCCACATGATCTATCCTTTAATCCTAATCTATCAAAAATCCAACTAAATAAAACTACTAATAATAATGTAATAATTCCTAATGTTATTAGTAGCATTTCTTGACCATCCATTTTCTTCATTTTCTTAATTACATTGTCATATAGGTTTCTATTTATGTCTGACTCTGACTCTGACTCTGACATAATAATTATAATTACTATATATTATAATTACATTATAATTACATTATAAAAAATTTAAAATATATTATAACATAAATAAAATTTATAATGTTATATTAATTAATATTATGGCAGGTGGATTGTTAAATTTAATAGCGCTAGGTAATCAAAATATTATTTTGACCGGTAATCCAACTAAAAGTTTTTTTAAATCAACATATTCTAAATATACTAATTTTGGATTACAAAAATTTAGAATTGATCAAATAGGACAAACAGAATTGGATATTACAAAAATTTCAAAATTTAGTTTTAAAATTTTGCGTTATGGAGATTTGCTAATGGATATGTATTTAGTAATAAAATTACCCAAAATATGGAGTCCTGTTTTAAACTATAACAATGAATATAGACCATATGAGTTTAAATGGATTAAAAATATTGGTTGTCAAATAATTAAAGAAGTTAATATAACTATTGATGGTACAACAATACAAAAATTTAGTGGTCATTATTTACAAAATATAGTAGAGCGTGATTTTGACGCTCATAAAAAGGCTATTTTTGATAAAATGACAGGAAATATTAGCGAATTAAATGACCCAGCAAATTATAATAATAGAAATAATAACTATCCAAGTGCGTTTAATTTTAATGTTGACTACGTTAGTTCTGATATTAGTGGTATTGAACCATCAATACGTGATTATAATTTATATATACCAATAAATAGTTGGTTTTCTATGTCATCTTTAATGGCATTACCACTAATATGTTTACAATATAGTGAATTAGTTATTGATTTTACATTAAGACCTATTAATGAATTATATACAATAAAAGAGGTATTATATGATAATTCTACAAATCCTATACCTTATAATAATTTTCCACAAATTCAAGCTAATCAAAATGAGTTGGTTTATCAATTTAAAAGATTTATACATCCTCCACCAATTAGAGATTTAATTTCTAATATTGATAGTTATGCAAATTTTAGAACAACTATAAATAGTAATATTCATTTAATATGTACACAATGTTTTTTAGAAGAAACAGAACGAAAACATTTTGCTAAAAATAGTCAGACCTATTTAATACGAGAAATAAATGAATATAATTTTGAAAAAGTTATAAAATCAAACAAAGTTAAAATAGAGTCAAAAGGTTTAATAAGTGGGTGGATGTGGTATTTTCAAAGAAGTGATGTTGCTTCTAGAAATGAATGGTCTAATTATACTAATTGGTTATATGAAGACAAAATTCCCAATGATTTAGAAAAACTTAGAATTAGTAGTCAATTTAAATATTATAGTCCACAATTTAGTTATAGTAGTGATATTTCAAAAAATATTTATATAACAGGCTATAGTCCAGATGTATATTCACAAACAAATCAATGTGAAATAATGAAGAATTTTGCTATAATTTGTGATGGTAAATATAGAGAACAAGAATTTGATAGTAATATTTTTAGTAAATTAGAAAAATATAATAAATCTAATGGGGCATGTTTAAAAACAGGATTATATTGTTATAATTTTTCACTTACAACAGATCCTTTTAAGCAACAACCAAATGGGGCATTTAATACTAATTTATTTAAAACTATTGAATTTGAGTATAATAATTATAGTAATCCTCCTATTGATGAGATAAATTCTAATTTTACAACTATATGCGATGAAACAGGTGCTATTATAGGAGTATCAAAAGACCCTACTAATATTTATAAATATAATTATAATTTACATGTGCTAGAAGAAAAATATAATATATTATTATTTCAAAATGGTTTTGCTGGATTAGTGTATTCTAAATAAATTTACGAGTTATAATAATCTCGTTTTTCTTACTCTACGTGTTCCAAAATTATATTTTATTTTTGCCTTTTTAGCCAATCTTAGTGCTTTAGATGATTTGCTACATCCGTCTTCTAATATTTTATAATCTACTGCTGATGCTTTTCCTCCACTAATAGAACTAGCCAAGCGTGCTAGTCCCCAACTATGACTGGTTTGGTTCGGTCTTGAACCAGATGAATAATAAGCACCTTGTCCTTTATTT